GGTGATCCTGCAACCATGTCAGCAAATCTGACGCTGACTGCAAACTCAACCCGCATACGGCTTGCGGCTATGACTGTTAGCGGCATTGCAAGTATAGCTACAGTAGCCAGCGGCACACTGGTGGGTGTTCTTGGTACACTAAGTTCTAACATCACGCAGGCCACAGCGGGTCTGCGGATGCGCGTTGCGGGAGTTGGCACTCTAAGTGTTTCTTCGACGCAGACATCTACGCCTACTATTGTGGTTTCAGCAGGGACTTTAGCTCTTGACACTTCGGTGGTACAATCAACGGCAGGTGATCTAAAGTTTCAGGAGATTGATGCTGGGGCTACTGCTGAAACATGGACAGAAGTCACGCACACGGGTGACACTTGGACAGAAATCAATGCGGGCAGCACCGCTGAAACATGGACAGAGGTGGTGAACTAAATGGCATCTTCATATACAGCCAACATAGGCATTGAAAAGCCGGGAACCGGAGAACAGGCCGGTACTTGGGGTACAACCACTAACAACAACTTTGACATTATTGATAGAGCTATCAACGGTGTGGTGAGTCTATCTCTTTCTGGGACAACTACCACACTGACTACAACAGACGGTTCCTTGTCTGATGGTGGTCACAAGGTATTGGTGCTGGGCGGCTCTCCCTCTGGCACAAACACCATTACAATAAGTCCAAATGATCAGGACAAGTTATATCTTGTTAGCAATGGCACCAATCAAACGGCTACCTTTACACAAGGTTCCGGCGGTAACGTTAATATTATTGCGGGTGAATCAGCATGGATATTTGCAGACGGAGCAGGCTCTGGTGCAGCGATAACCAAGGCATCTTTTATACCTGCCTCAGATGCTGTTACGACAGCCGCAATAGCAGATAGCGCGGTTACGACAGCCAAGATAGCAGATGGCACAATAGCTACCGCTGACATGGCAGATGATGCGGTTACCGCAGCAAAACTTGCTAGTGACGCGGTGGTTAATGCGAGTGTTGCTTCTGGAGCAGCAATCGCGTTTAGCAAAATGGCAGATCTTACTGCATCTCGTGCTTTAGTTTCAGATGGTAGCGGAGATGTATCTGTAAGTGCGGTTACAAGCACAGAGCTTGGCTATCTTGATGGAGTAACAAGTGCCATTCAAACTCAAATTGATGGTATTGCAGGATATCCACAAGTTTTTACCGTTTTAACTTCTGGATCTAGTTATGCAATACCGTCATCAGCAAAAGCTATTCTAATCAGAGCGTCTGGTGGAGGTGGTTCTGGCGGCTCGTCTCAGTTCAGTGGAAACTCTACTGTTAATGGCAATGTTGGATCTGACACAACAGTAACAAACTCAAATCTCAGCATTAGCATAACCGCAAAAGGTGGCGCGTCAGGTAGAGGCTCTACTGGTGGAACAGCTACAGCACAAACGGGTGATTCTGGTGGCGACTCTACTCTTCTTGCGGGTGGGGCAGCAGGTGGCGCACCGGGTATGAACAACTTTGACATCTCTTGTTCTTTTGGCGGCAACGGAAACCTAGTAACTAAATATGTAATTGGAGATAGCGTTGGCGGCGAGACGTTAAGTATTTCTATCGGGGCGGGTGGCGCGGCAGCAACTGCTGGAAGTACAACAAGTGCCGCAGGACAAACAGGTTATGTTGAAATAACGGTGTGGTAGATGCCCTTAACAAAGCTACAATTCAAACCCGGTGTAAACCAAGAAGTCACCTCGTATTCCAACGAAGGTGGCTGGCGTGACTGCGATAAGATACGCTTTCGTTTTGGTTACCCTGAAAAGCTTGGTGGGTGGGAGAAGTTTAGCTCTTCTACATATCTTGGATCTGCACGAGCTTTACACAATTGGATCGCGCTCGACGGATCAAATTACTTGGGCATAGGCACACATCTTAAATACTACATTGAAGAAGGCGGCGGCTTTAACGACATCACTCCTATTCGTCTAACAACTGGGTCAGGAGATGTGACCTTTGCCGCTACAAACGGCAGCACAACTATCACTGTTACGGACGCATCTCACGGCGCAGTTGAAAATGACTTTGTTACGTTTTCGGGTGCAGCATCTCTTGGTGGTAACATCACAGCCGCAATCTTGAACATCGAATATCAGGTCGTGAGCATCATTAACGCCAACAGTTATACGATTACTGCCAGCGTTGCAGCCAACTCATCTGATTCAGGCAACGGCGGATCAAGCACTGTAGGCGCATATCAAATCAACGTGGGTTTGGACTCGACAGTTGGTGGTACAGGCTGGGGTGCTGGTTTGTACGGCGGTGTTGCAGCCGGTGCGCTTGAAACCACCATCAACGAAGGCGGCACGTTCTCTGCTTCTGACACAACCTTGACTGTAACCAGCGGCACAGGTATCGCGGCAGATGATTTCATTCTAATCGACAGTGAAATCCTCAAGGTCACCAACGTATCTACAAACGATCTGACAGTGACACGGGCGCAGTCAGGCACAGAAGCCTCGACACATGCAAACGGTGCAACTGTTACTTTGATCGTGGGTAATGCTAGTGCTGACAATGATTACTTTGGCTGGGGTATTGCGGCATCTGGTGGTCTTACGACGACAACACAGATACGTTTGTGGTCGCACGATAACTTCGGTGAAGATCTGCTAATTAACGCACGAGATAGCAACATCTTTTACTGGGACCGGACAAACAACCTGTCTACTCGTGCGATTGAATTATCTACGCGCACTGGCACAAAGACCAGCGTACCTCAAAAGGCAAAACAAGTGCTTGTGTCCGATCAAGACAGGCACGTTATCGTTTTTGGCGCAGATGGCTTGGGCGCAAACTCCAGTGCTACACAAGGCGACGGGGTACAAGATCCGTTGTTGATCAGATTCAGCAGTCAGGAAAACCCGATAGACTTCTTCCCAACTGCCACAAACACAGCAGGCGACTTGAGACTTGGTGCAGGGTCTACCTTCGTACAGGCGGTTGAAACCAAGCGTGAGATACTGGTGTGGACGGACACTGCCCTGTTTTCCATGCGCTTTATTGGACCGCCCTTTACCTTTGGTCTGTCTCAGCTTGCCTCAAACATTACAATCATGGGTCCAAACTCAGCGGTGGCAACAGAAGACGTTGTATACTGGATGGGTATCGACAACTTCTATGTGTACGCTGGTAGAACGCAGCAGCTTCCATGCACTGTTAGGCAGAAGGTCTTTGGTGATTTCAACAAGGCTGAGTCTGACAAGGTAACTTCTGGCATCAACTCAGAGTTTAGCGAGATATTCTGGTTCTATCCGTCGGCCAACTCCACAGAGAATGACAAGTATGTCATATACAACTATGGCGAAAAGGTATGGTACTTTGGCAGTCTAGCTAGAACGGCATGGTTGGATCGCGGAACACGGTCCTTTCCTCTTGCCGCAGGCAGTCAATATATTTTTAACCACGAGTTTGGTTTTGATGATGACGGCTCGGCCATGACTTCGTTTATCGAGTCGGCAGCGATTGACATAGGAGATGGCGATAAGTTTACCCACATTAGACGCGTCATTCCCGACCTTACATTCATTGGTTCGACAAATCTTAGTAGTCCACAAGCTTCGTTTACCATCAAGTCGCGTCGTTTTCCTGGTGCTTCGTTTGATAACACGGACTCCGGAACCACAACGGGGTCAATCACATCTGCCAGTGTGGAAACATTTACGGAGCAGCTTCATCTCCGGTCTCGTGGGCGCTCGTTTGCGTTACGCATTGACTCTACGGCACTTGGCACAAAGTGGAAGCTCGGAAGTCCGCGCATTGATATTCGTCCAGACGGGAGACAGTAGTGGCACAGGTACAAAATCCTCCACCAAGATTGCCCGAAGCTCCGGTTGACTACGATCCGCAGTACATGGCGGATTTGATACGTGCGTTGGAGATATTTATTTCGCAAGAAAGAACACCCGGTGAGATGCGGGGCACAAAGATTACACTGACAGGGCTACCGACAAGTGCTTCTGGACTAGAGACGGGCGCTCTGTATAATGACAGTGGTACAGTGAAGGTGGTTACCTGATGGGCCTGTTTAAAAACTTTACCAAAATTCTAAAAAAAGCTGCGCCAGTTATTGGTGGCGCAGTTGGCTTTGGTCTTGGCGGGCCTATGGGCGCGGCCATCGGTTCTGGAATCGGGGGTCTTGCAGCAGGTCAGGATGTCGAGGATGCCTTGAAAACCGCAGCGATTGGTGGCGCGCTTGGGTATGGTGCGAGTAAAATGTTCCCTGGCAGTGCGGGCTTTTTGAAACCGGGGACAGTTACAAACCCTGCGGTGGCGGCTTCTACTTCTGCTGTTCCTGCGGGGGGCATACCCGCAGCGGCTGTTAGTCCGGCTGTAACCGCAGCCGATGTAGCAGCAGCACAGAAGTCTGCTGCTGGTTCTGGTGTATTTGGTAACCTGTTTACTGACATGAGTACCGGGCAAAAGATAGCCCTCGGGCTTGGGAGCCTTGGTGCCTTGGGTGCTTTGACGCAAGAAGAAGAAGAAATAGGAAGTCAACGTCCGTTTCCGAAAGGTGAGATGTTTGACATTACCGCCCGTTCTCGTGATGGAGACGTGTATCAGTTGAATGATCCGGAAGATCTTGCAGCCTATCAGCGCGAGATATCCAACTTCAATTACATGGATGGCGGCGAAGTCACAGGACCAGGGACCGGCACTTCTGATTCAGTCCCTGCACGTTTGTCGGACGGTGAGTTCGTCGTAACAGCAAAGGCCGTGCGTGGTGCGGGCGGCGGAGATAGAGATATCGGGGCCGCACGTATGTATGATATGATGGCCGAGTTGGAGGCTTCTGCATAATGGCTACACAAACCCAAGAAATGATCACCAGACTTCCTGAGTTTCAGGAGCAGTATCTGGCGAACCTGCTGACCTCGGCCCAAGGACTTTTTAAACCAACGGACGATGGTGGTCTTGGCCTTTCGATGCCGTTTGCTCCGGCGGAGCAGGCTGCTCTTTCTCAAGGACAGCAGGATGCCATCGCGGCTGCTCTTGGCGCAGGGGTTGGCTCTTATCAACCTTATCTGGATCAGGCGCAGGCTGGGCTTGAAGGCGCAATGCAAACCGCAGCCGGTGCTAGTATGTCACCGACGGCGTATCAAGATTACATGGACCCGTATCTTGATGACGTTGTTCAGCGGGCGCAGGCAGACATTGGTCGTCAAGGTCAGATACAAGAGCAAGCTGCAAACGCAAAGGCCGCTGGTGCAGGAGCTTTTGGTGGGTCTCGAGCCGCTGTTGTTCAAGGAGAAATTGGTCGTAACACACTGGAACAGCAGGCTCGTACAGGTGAGCGGCTTCGCAGTGCAGGCTTCGCGCAGGCTTCAAAGCTTGCACAGGACGCTGCATCACAGCAGTTGAAGCAGGCGCAACTTGGTGGCGGTTTGGCACAAGGTATTGCAGGTCTGGGATCGCAGGCACAAGGCATGGGTGTGCAGGACATCAACACACTTCTGGGCATTGGCGGGTTGCAGCAACAGCAGGACCAGACGGGTCTCAACATCGCCCAACAAAACATACTCGGTCAGCAGCAGCAGCCGTTCCAACAGATTGGCTTCCTGTCAGACATCTTCCAAGGTGTGCCAGCCTTGCAACAAACAACTTCGCAGACTACAACGCCGCCACCTAGTGCGATGTCTCAAATCCTTGGTCTTGGAATTGCCGGTCTTGGTGCTTACGGTCAGGCGCAACAGGGTCTTGGCTTTTTAGGAAGGGCTTAATTATGCGCCGCGCTCCTCTTAGTCGTCCGATGTTCCGGTCACGTACAGCACCGGGGGCATCTCGCCAGCCCACTGGTGTTCTTGCTTCAAGCCCTGAGTTAATGCAAGCAGCTATGCGTAATCTTCCGAACCCTGCTCCGGGGGCGGGAGTTCAAAATCCGTTTCAACCTGCTGTGTTTAATCAAGGTGCGGGTGAAAGCCTCTTGCAGAATATGTCTGCCCCTGCGTTGAATATCGCTGCGGGTGACAGACCACTTGATGTTTCAGCCGCCCCTGAACCAACAACCTTCACAACACCAGAGCCAAAACCAAAGCCCGATACACAGCCGCTTACGCTGCCCGATGACGTTGATGCCCGCACCGCAAAAGTTGCGCAGCCAATGCTGGATTCAGCTAATAGGCTGAGAGCGGCCACAGACAACATTCTTGAAAATGTGCCTGGTCGAGACGATGTGGTTGTGGCCGGTAAGTCTGTCAACCAATTGTACCAAGATGCTTTTGATGCAATGGATGAAGACACGCCAACTCTTAGTGACTACAACCTCGCCGACTTTGAGGACATGGCTATGGAGTCTCTGGGCTACACCAAAGGACGTGGCCCCAAACAGATTGCAAACGAAGACAAGAAGACATCTTTCTGGCTGTCTCTTATCAAGGCCGGGTTAGCTACTGCCGCTGGTGAAAGTCCATATGCGCTTACAAACATTGCACGGGGTCTTTCGTTTGGGGTTGAGTCATTTGGTCGTGACATAAAAGACATCAGCGCAGCCGAGCGCGAAGAAAACAGAGCGATTGCTTCTGCCAAGTTGGCGCTGCTTCAAGACCAGCGAAGCGTTGATGTTGCAAACCGTGCAGCTAAAATTCAAGCAGCACAATTTAAGGCGCAGCTTGGTGATTCGATTCGCCAAGAAGATAGGGCTGATGCGTTTAAACAAATAGATATAGCAACAGGTTATCTTCAGATTGAAAACAGTTTGATACAGTTTGTTGCATCGCAAGATGCAAACTGGGCCTCGATTGATTTCAACAAAGAAAAGTTTGCAGCGACACTGAACGCCACACTGGCGGCGCAAACTCCTGACATCATCAGAGAGTTGAATGTTGCGGGTTATGTTGTGCCGAAAGAAGAAGGCGGCACAGTCGATTTCTCCGATTCAGACAGCTACAAGCTGACAAATGAAGGTATTACTATATTCAATAATTGGATCCTCAACAAAGGGTCTGTGAAGCTGACTGATCTTGTTCGAACAGCCGACGCCGCTGGCGAGACCATGATCGTGGGGTCAATGAACTTTGCAGATGTAGAGAATGGAAGCGAAAGAGCCAAAACAGTATCAACGCTGTTGGGTAAGTTAGCGACTGATCCTGAGGCCGCAGCACAGCAGCAAATACCTGCATTCCGTATAAGTCCGGGCGTAAGCACAACTGCTCGGCCTATGATTGAGGCTTTATGGGAGTCTGGTAACTATAACAACCTAGAATTTTATGGGATCGTAGATGACGAGGGAGAGATAAAGCAGGGACTTTTAGACCTTGACAGGTTGAAGAGCCAGCAAGACGCGGAGGCACTACAATCAATACTGGAAATAAAAGTGAAAAAGCAACCCGTCGATGACGGCGAGTTGGCAACAGAAGTTGTCTCTGACCAGACTATAGACCCCGCCACTGGTAGACCAAATCTCTGATATGAAAAAATGGAATTACAAGGGCGAGATCTTTGAGCTTCCAGAAGATTTAAGCGCGCAGGATGCTACGGCACGGATTAAGGAAATCTTATCCGAGCGAGAGAATACATCCGACAACACATCTGAAAATAAGCCATTGCCGCCTTACGTGCCCGAAAAAGCTGATGAACGCGGTCTTCTTGGGGACATCGGGGTCAACCTCGCAAGAGGTGTTTACGAGGGTGCGAAAGCCACAAGCGAACTCGTCGGGTTGTACTATGACGTAAAGTACAACACCAGCGGCACTAGCTTGTTTCCTAAAGAAGACAACGAACTTCCAACAGAAGATCCTTTTCCAATTGCAGGCGCAATTGTTAAGGGCTTTGAAGATGTAGGCGAAGGGGTTGAAGAAGTAACCGGCATAGAAGGAAAAGCAACAACTCTTGCCGGTGAAATTTCACACGTCGTCGGTCAGTACGTCGTTCCTGGGGGACTCGGTGCAAAAGTTGTATCAAAAGCCACAAAACTTGGACGGCTTGAAAAGCTAACTCGCGCAAGGAGAGGCAAGTCTAGTCTCACCAGAAGACAAAAACTTTTGCTGAGTGGCCAACAGGCTGTTGGTGCAACGGCAGTAGACTTTGTTGTGTCGTCAGATGAAAGCGAGGGCATACACGACTTTTTTGAATTAGGCCCGGACATGTCTCCGGAACGTAAAGTCGGTGAAACGGCGCTCGAGCTTCTTGGTGCAAAGCTTTTGAACCGTACGTTGCTTGGAGCCGAGGCTGGTATTGCCACTGTTGTCCTACCACCTGTGCTTGGAGCAGCACTCAAAGGCACCTTTAAGTTTGGTGCTTCTCGCCCCGTTGAAATAGCATCTGACATTTTGCAGAATAAACTGGGTATCGTAACTCCTATTGCACGATCTTCGCCCGACTCTATCTTGGACCGCGCCCGCCGGACCACGGTTGCTGATCTGGTTACCGTGGGGGCACTGCCGGCTGTCCGCAAAAGTCTAGAGATAGCCACCAATCAAATATTAAAACAAGAAGCACGGATCTTAGATGCATCCGACAAGGTTGGGCTTAGTAGCACGATTATTGCTAACCTATTCGCCAATCTTCGCTATCGCGGGTTTCTTGACCCAGCCGCTGCTAGAGCCAACTCGCTGGTCAACGCTGCTGTCGAAGGTGATGTTAAAAGAGCAGACCGCCAACTGACAAAAGTCGAACAGAAGATTGACGAGTTTTTAGCTCGTCCTGAAATGAGACAACAGACAGCGATTACAAAACAAACTTTGATGAACGCTTTTATGGACGTTCTGGAGACAGGTAAGCGCCCAGACGATATCCCAGATGAGTTGTTTAACGCATACAAATCGGCTCGAAACATTATTGACCAATTATCCAACCGGCTGCTTGAGACCGGCGCGGTACGTGCACTGCCTGAAACTGCGGCGCCGGGGAAAGCGAGTCGAGAATCTTTGATGAAAGCAATCCGCGAAAACACTGAACTAGGCGGATATTTGCGGCAACGATATGCGGCGTACGAAAACCCCAAGTATGATATTGCTGCCGGGTCAGCAAGAGAAAAAGAAATATTTAACTTGATTCGCACCAGTGTAGGTGGGCGTAGTGAAAACACCGTCTTTAATCATATAAAAAGTGTGCTTGGAGAAGAAAGTGATTTTCTTCGTATAACAGATGAACAGACATTAGATACTTTAACTGAGCGCCAGATGCGAGAATACATTCGTCTTGTTCTTGCCAAGACCCCCGCCGGTATGGGCAAACGCGGCTGGGGCGGGTTCATGGGTAAGGTTCCAATCCGGAAGTTAAACACTCAGCTTCTAAATAGACGCAAGGTTGAAAGCCCAGTTCTTAAAGAAATTCTGGGGCAAGTCCGTAACCCACGAGAGTCTTACATTTCTACGGTGTCTGATCTATCCACGTTCATTGCGACAGATAGTTTTTACTCCATAATACGTCGAGTCGCTGATGCCGATATGCTCGACGCTCAGTTCCGGCGCGGTAAATACGGCGAAGACTTTTTAAATCCTGCGGAGCGCGAGGCTTTAGCAGAGGCTCGTAAAACAAACCCGACAGCCACGGCTGACGTTCTCGGCCCTAAGTTAGATGGTCGATACATCGACGTGCCGGCTCGTGTGGCGCAGCGTCAAGAACGTCTACAGTTACAACTTGAGTCCGAGGTGGCACAAGGCGCTGGTGATGGTCGTGTTAGACAGCTTCAAGCGGAAATTGATGGCGCCGAAGAGTTTGTTATGACGGACTTGCGAACGAAGGGCTATCACATTATTGGTAGAACCGATTCTTCAGGAAACATCATAAAGAAAGATCCAGGGCAGTCTGAAAGTGCTTTTGGGGCATTACATAACATTGCGCTTCCGGAGGCCATGGCTAGCTCTCTGCAACGCAACATCATTTCGGACGACAACTTTTTAGGGGGCATACTTCGAGCCATGTATGGTGGCATGTTGAAGTTGAAGGGTATTTCTCAATTCAACAAAACAATTTTGTCTCCAATCACACAAGTTCGTAACGTCACCTCGGCAAGTATGTTTGCGTTGGCGCAAGGAAATGTTGGCTCGGGCGCAAGTCTTGGCCAATCTGTAGATATTGTTCTACGCGATCTGATTAACAAAAAGTTTTTGTCTGCTGATTACAGACTGACAGACGAGGGTGTGGAGTATCTGGCTGATCTTCAGCAGCGCGGCATCATTGGCAGCAGCGCGGAGTTGCGGGAGCTACAGGATAACCTGCGCAAAGCAACAAACACCCGAAGTCAAAATGTCATGGAAGACCATGCCTTAGTGTCTGATGTCGCCACTACCGGACCAAAGGATAGTGGGCTTGGAGGCTCTTTAGATCGACTGAATCGACGCAATCTTATGTGGCAGTTTCTTGGAAAAACTGCTGATGCGTATCGCGCGGGCGACGATGTTTGGAAAATATACAACTACGAGTTTGAGCAATCAAAACTTCGCGAAGCCTATACCAAGATGTTGGAGCGTCTGGCCAACAGCCGTCGCAAAAACCCGATGGACGATCAACAGTTTCAGAAAGTTGTTGATGCGCAGACCAGAAGGTTTAAGCAGTTTCTTGGGGATGAAAACGCAGTTTCCATAGAAGAAGCAATCAAGACTCGCGCAGCAGATAACGTGCGGAACCTGGTTCCTAACTACGAGCTAGTCCCACAACTTGTAAAAAACATTCGTGCTTTGCCCGTCGGTAACTTTATTGCGTTTCCTACTGAAATAATAAGAACGGGTTTCAACACACTTGAAACTTCTATGAAAGAACTTGCTAGCGATGACGCAGGCATTCGTGAGATTGGCATGCGTCGTCTCATGGGTTCTCTTGGAACATTCTACGTTGCAGGGCCGGCTCTTCGCGACACCGCAATGAACCTTGTTGGTGTTACGCCTGAAGAAATGGAAGCGGTCAACATCACAGCCGCGCCGTATCAACGTGATTCTACTTTCATACCATTAGGTAGAAATGAAAAAGGCTATCTTGAAGTATTGGATTTCAGCCACTTTAATCCGTATGACATGCTAATTCGTCCATTTGAAGCTGCTTTAAACAGTCTCGATGAGAGCAACAAACTACAACGTGGAGCATTTAACACGGTATATCAAGCGGGGCATGCGGCGCTGGCTCAACTGACAGAACCGTTTCTTTCAGAGTCAATTGCCTTTGCAGTCGCGCGAGATGTGCTGCCGGAGTCTATGTATGGTCGTGGCGGTGTGACACAGACAGGTGCAAAAGTGTACCGTGATTCGGAAACCTTTGGTAAGAAGATGGAGCGGTCATTGATTCATGCTTTGAATCAAATGGGGCCAAGCAACCTAGATCCTTTCCGGGTTCCTGTAGGTGCCGACGTTTCTGAGATCGAGCTGTCCAGACTTCCGCGCAGTTTACTCGGAGGCCGGCCCGAATTTGGGATCAGCGAGACAGAGCCGAGCACGGGCCGTAAGTATGCACCAGAAGGGGAACTGTTCCGGCTGTTCACAGGGCTGTCCGCACAAGAGGTGGATCCAGAACGTGTCTTAAAGTTCAAGGCAAACGAGTTCAAATCTGAGCGCTCCGACGCAGCAACTCTTTTCAATGATGTTGTAAACAGAGATTACGCCGGGGAAAATGACTATATAAATGGATACCTCGCGGCGAACCAAGCTCGACTTGGCGCTTTCCGCAGAATGGCTGTGCAAATACGAGCACTTGAAAACTTAGGCTTGAGCACAAGAGACATAAAAAGAATTTTACGTAAAGAGCGTGTCGGTAAAGACGAAATGAAGGCATTGCTTCGTGGAGAGTTTTTGCCGTACAGCCCAGCCGACGCAAAGCTGGATGAAGCTAAAGATAAAAACCACGATATTCCAAAGTCATTGTTGCGGATCATGGAGCGCGATCTTCGTCGCTTGTCTATTGACCCGGATGATCCAGAAAAACCACCTTCAGATGCTTTTGATTCTGATCGTTTCGTATCTCCGAAAGAAACACCTATACCGAAGGCGATTAAAACTTCGGACAGCGGAGCACGGTCCACGGATGCTGCACCTGTGCCGCAGCCCACTCCAACACCGCCCCCCGTACAAACCGGTTCCGCAGCAAATTTAATTCCACCAGTCAGTGTCGAAGACTTGCTTCAAGATCCACGGGATTTGCAAATCGCAAGAAGAAGGAAAGCGGTAGGATGATTTTTGCTCTGATAAGAAAGCTGTTGATGATTCAAGAATCACGAGACTTGAGTAGTCATCGTCTTCATACTACAAAGTATGAAGACCTTTGCATGTAAGGAAGAACCCATGAACCTAGAACAGTTGCAAAAAGAGCTAGCCGCCGACGAAGGATGCAAGCTCGAGATCTATTTGGACCATCTTGGATACCCTACCGTCGGAATTGGTCATCTAATTACTGAAAATGACGAGCTTCACGGCTTCGAAGTAGGCTCAGAGGTCTCTCAGGAGCACGTCGATGAACTATTCCACGAGGACATTCAACGAACTGTACGAGATTGCGAATTATTGTATAATGATTTCAATGAGTTGTCAGAAGAGCTACAATTGATCATCGCAAACATGTGCTTCCAATTAGGCCGTCCTCGGCTAACAGGCTTCAAAAAAATGAAAGCTGCGGTCGATTCCAAGGACTGGGCAGAGGCCAGTCGTCAGATGTTGGACTCGAAGTGGGCTAAACAGACCCCGAATCGGGCATCTCGTCTGGCTCATCGGATGGCGGCGTTGGGTGATACATAAGATAGAACGCCTTACACTCAGGACATGACAAGTTGGAGACCATGAAGTGATCTTCATCGTCTTCAACGTCATGGTCGCCGCCCCAGATTAGATTCCAGCCGCAGGCAAAGCACTTCGGTATCATCCAACTTCTCCCCAGTTGTCCCCAAGCTCGGCGTCCACGTCGAATGGCACCTTCAAGTCTGGTACACAACTCTTCATGATTTCAACAATCTTCTCCGATTGTTCACAGGAGTTCACACTAAAACACAACTCGTCGTGAACGGTGAGCATTGGTGTGAGACCTTCTGAATAACAAACAGCCATCGCCTTTTTGGTCTGGTCCGCGCTTGATCCTTGGATTAGTCGGTTCAGTGCCTTATACGTGAACGCGCGACGGATCATACCCTTGCCGCCGTAATGTTCCAGCGCCTCCTTCAATTGCATTGGCTTGTTGTAGCCAAACGAGCGAGGCTCATACATGTCGAACCGGCACTTGCGCCCCATCCATGTACGGATCACACCTTTCTCTTGCGCCTGTTCCATCGCAAGATCGGCGATACCTTTCACGAACGGCACCTTCTCATGGTATCCTGAAAGCAGATGTGTGGCGTCGTCTTCGGTGATGTCGAGAACGCCGGCCAGTTTCTTCTTACCCATGCCGTACATAATACCGAGGTTCACAGTCTTGGCTTCCTTGCGTGATACACCTGCCATATCTGCAACCATTTGGTGGAAATCAGCATTGCCTTCGTGATACATTTGCACCACATCATCAATACGAGGATCCCGCCGAGCACCCGTTAATGTTGCGCAATAGTGCGCTAACCAACGAGGCTCTTGAGAAGCGTAGTCAAAGCTGCCCCATTTCTCCCCTTCCTCTGGGATGAATAGACCACGGATCATTTTCTTGATTTCAGGGTCTCTTGCTGGGATTTGCTGGAGGTTCGGGTTGGACGAAGAAAATCGTCCGGTAACTGTGCCCCCTTCATCTGAACGAAGAGAGTGAAAATCACAATGAATACGACCGTTATGCGAATGCTCAAGAATAGTTTCGACAAATGTTGTGTTGGCTTTGTTAAATTCACGAAGTCGTACAATCTTTTGCGCCACCGGGTGAGGGTGGTTCGCCAAAAAAGCTTTTGTAAAGGCTGGCGCATTAGTCTTCTCTGTCCTTTGGTAGGTCAACCCAAGAGCGTCGAACGCCTTTGCTATAGATGTAGCAGCCCACGGCTCCACAAAGATGCCGGTCTCTACCTTTATTTCTTTAAGTAAACGATCTTCACGCTGCTTCAGGTCTTTCTTTACTTGTTCTGCACGATCAAGATCGATTTTAACACCGGCAGATTTCATATCCAAAAGCACTGGTATCAAACTAACCTCTAGCTCAAAAATGCTAGTGCATTCTTCTTTTGCAAGATCCGTGCGAAATCGTTCCCATAGTCTCAGTGTGACAGCAGCGTCTTGTTCTGCATACTGTCCTACATACCGAGACGGCAACCTCCACATGTCTTTCTTCGGGTCAACTCCAAACTCTCCGGCAGCAGAACGGAGCATCTTCTCGTTCTTCCGCTCGTTAAGATAATCTCGTGCCAACGAATCTAGGTTATACCACCGACGGTTTTCATTCAGGAGCGGTGCTGCCACCATTGTGTCTATGACTTTGCCCTGTACTTCAATCCCTTCCGCACGAAGCCAACCAAGATCGTACAACGCATTGTGCATCACCTTCTCGATATTTGGGGTGGCCATCTGCTTTTTTAGCCACGCCATAACAGAAGACCGGGGCAGGTTCCCGGTCTCGTGTTTAATGGGGAAGTACCAAGAACTGTCACCCGCTGCGACAGCAACACCAATTATGTAGCCGTCTTTACGACACCATCCTGGCCCTTTGGTTGTCAGGTTTGGGTCTCTGGTTTCTAAATCAATTGCAATCCTATCGTAGTTTGTAAGATCGGGGAATGACGACGGTGGGGACCAGTCGCTGTCTATGTTGCCCCATGCGACATCTTTTATGTCTTGTTCTAGCAGATGATACTGATGTGACTCATTCGTCATTAGATATCTCTCCCCCTAAAGCCGCGTACCCAATAATATCGGTCCACGAATCATCTTTGTGCATGTCCTCGGCAAGCCGCGCCAGCTTTAGCCCAACCATCATGGCGACCACTTCGGTTGGTGTGATCTTATCCAGCAGCTTCTTGCGAAGCAGCACGTTCCAGATTGTGGCAATGCGTTCATGATTTACAAGCGCCGGCCCATAGTCCTCGGCCCTTGGCCCATTGATTAGTTCTTCTGCTTCTCGCAGAAACTGTTCTCTGTTCTTTGTCATGTAGCAAATCCATAATATCCTGTTGATTCAATTAGATGCAGGTGTTTTTTAGCACGAGTAGCACCTACATAAAAAACCCTAACCTCGCTGTCTTGGTCAAGGTTCTCTACACAAGCTTTGCTGGAATCTAGAAAGAGAGCGACGTTATCCGCCTCGCCACCTTTGGCTTTGTGAATCGTCGATATCCGGATCCTCGGTTTCCCAGATAGTAATTTCTCCCCCCGCCGCCGTACCGATGTAATGTAGGCGATCTCCCTGTCCGAAACTTTCAAGACAGACATCCACGGCGACTCCGCTGTCGCGCTCAGACCGCACTGCGCGATCAAATCGTCGAGGGTATAGGATTGTTCTGGGTCTAATGATCCGAGGGTTTTGCGCCCAGATTTGGTAATAACATTTCCGTTCAGTATCTTGGAGAACTTCTTCAGTTCCTCCGCTGACAAGTCTTGGCCCTTGCATAATTTTAGCCATACCTCAATTCCGTCTAGGACATTTTGTGACAGAGACCAACCGGCCCCTTCTCTCCAGAAGAGATAACCATCATCCTTTAATCGGGAGGCGATCTTATTCGCAATGTAATTGGTCCGGGCTAAAATCAACCATTCACCACTCTCCAAGTCCAACTCCATGATATCACGGTGCCACGAAAGATTGCCCTTTCTTTCGACGGGTTGCCAAATCTTTTCCTGTCTGGTAGCGACTCGCCGTACAAGCTGGTCGGCAAATTTGTGCACGGTCAACGGTACACGGTACGACTTGTCGAGCACCACCTTACGGTCACTAGCCCCCAAGAAATCCGACACACGAACCCCCATCCATGAATAGATGCACTGGTCGTCGTCCCCGGCGTAGTAGACTTGCTTTGAGTTTGGAACCAGAACCTCTTTAACCATACGCCATTGCAGCGGTGCCAGATCCTGCGCTTCGTCGATGATTAACAAATCAAAGCGCGGACTAGTTCCCTGCTCGATGAAGTCCTCAATCATGTCCACAAAATCGCGCTTACGAAGCTCCTTCTTTAAATCTTCGTATGCTTTGGCCAAGACCCGAAGCTGTTGGAAGTGCAGTTTGTAATCACCTGCATCGTTGAACTGTTGTTCAATCGTAACCTCGCGCACCCGTGCTTCCTGAACCATAGACAGATACTTGTCGCCGCCCGCTCCGGGGATAAACAACACACCATCAGACATGTTGTTCGAAGCATTGGCTCTAAACTCTAAGCCAACAAGCTCCCCAAGTTTGTGGAAGTCTGCGCCCTTAAACACATCTTGTCCCCTCATGCCAAGACAGTTGAAGGCTAATGAGTGCAGCGTTCGAAACCAAATCAAGTCGCGAGAGTCAACATCCAACTCAGCCATTGCGCGAGTCTTAGCTTCCTCTGCCGCCTTCTTGCTAAATGACATAAACGCAATACGGTTCGGATCCATGCCAGCGGCGATAGCGTCCTTCACGATACTGATTAGGCGGGTGGTCTTGCCGGTGCCCGGAGGGCCAAAGATTGTCGTCTCCATCAGAACGGCACCTCCGTGCTGGCAACAGCAATATCAGGTGTTGACACCTCGGCAGCAAACTCTGGCACCCACCACACGCGCACTGACTTCCATTTGCCGCCAGATGTCTTGAAGCGTTTGACACCGTGCGAATCCGTACCGTCGTTCATCTCCTTGATGCGTTCTTGAATCTGCGCCCTCGTGTAGCTATCGAACTTCTTCTGCCGCAAAAATTCCATCAGCGAGTCAAGGCGGAAGTATGTCCGTTGCTCTTCGTTGTCAGTGTAAGGTTTGCCAAGCATGAGTTCTTCGACAGTTACAGCCTGCACACGGCCCGTGCAGTACCCCTCCAAAAGGTCTGTGAACTGCCCCTTGTATGTTAGCTCCTGGGGCACTTCGATCTGATTGCAGTTGTCCATTAGGTTGTTAATCAAACTTTGCCAGTCAGCATCCTTGGCCCGCTCCGGCATAAAGTTAAGCTGTTCCATGCAGCACCGTTGAAACAGTCGTGGGTTCTGTAGCTGATCTGTGTCTAACTCTAAACGTCGCCCATCGATGTCCAAGAACCACAGGCGCGGCTCAGACATAACAACTGATAAACCACTAATCGTGGGCAACGATCCACCGCCGCCGATTCCATGCGTCATGGTGCGACAGACATTCTTGTTGCAGTAGGATGCCATCGGCTCCTCGCTGCACAGATAACCCCACTCTTTCTTCTCAACCTGATTCTGAATCGTCACGATCTCTGACGCAGGCAAGGGCGGATGGAAGTCCTTGGCGTTGTGCTCTTCAAGCAGTGTCTTCCAGTTCACTTCGTCGTACTTCTTTAGAAAGATTCCAAGTTGGAAAGCAAACTTGTTCCGGCCTCCCTCAGATATACCCATCGCCAACATCTGTCGTACGCATGGAATGTAGTCTGGATAAAGGTCAACGCTGCCACCAATTGGCAGCTTACGAAACTCATTTGGATCGACGCTAACCTCATCGATCATGTCGAGAAACTGCTCTAACGTGGCCCCGTCGCCGTCCGGTAGAATCGCCGGACGCATCGTCTGTTCCGCATCAAAGTACGGAAGGTTAATAAAGTTCCCAACATCACCACGCTCGACGAGAACCTGCTCCTGCTTTGGGAACACCTCGCATTTACCGTGGCCCAAAAGCGCTGCAATTTCCGCAGCTTTGTCTCTGAATTCACCTGCACTCATCCACTCCTTAAAGAAAAAGAATACGTGGGCACCGCCCGACTTAGAACGGCACACGATACACGGTACATTGTTTTGAGATAGCTGTTTAATAAGCGCGGTATGGTCAAGCGGATACACATCGATATCCAACGCGCCAAACTTACACTTGTTGTCCTCGTTGATTGGGATGGCACCCACACCGTCGCCACCATCAAGGTGGGACTGAACAAGCTCAACAGTCAAAGGTTTACGGACGACGTAAGACTTTGCCTTTGTTTTCCCGGCTCTTCGTTCTTCTGAAATATCTGTACGTCCATGTGCAGCGCCAAACCCGGCAAACGCTGCCATGAACCTCTCCGCAAGGGACATGGCTTCCTCCAAAAAGGATGGGGATGCCGCCTGTGACAAAGGCTGTAATCGGCACGATACAGCCCAAGCGACACCCCCAACTGGTTAAAACGGTACTTCGTCGCTAAACGAATCAGCCTGCTTCATCTCTTCTTTCGAGGCTGCTGCCGTTTTAATTTCACCCTTCTGGAAGCTCTCCGCCATCTCTTTGGCTTCAAGCATCGCGTTGCCCATCTTAGATACATCTTCGACGCGCTCGACACGGAAGTTATACCAACTACCTTGGTCATTACTTTCCGCAATCGAAGACACACGCCAAGCCGTGCCGTAGATAGGCAGAAGGAACATGCCATTCTTACCCATTGCCCGCACCGATTTACGCTGCGAGTTCCACTTGCGAGACACCTTCAACTGGGTCTTCTTCATATCCATGACCGCTGGCTCATACTCGCCGGTAGCTTCGTCATAAACCAGAACCAGATGCTGATGCGTACGCACAAGCTCGTTGCCCGACGGCAGGATTTCTGCCGGTCCTTCCCTCGTCGTACGAGTGAGATCAGGGTCGTTCGGATTCTTTTCCCCTACGAAACCACCGCCCGCAGTCCGAAGCTGAAACTCAAGATACTTGGTTTCGAAAGCCACGGGGATGACGACCATACCCTCGTCCGCCTTATAGATGCGGTTCGATACGGTATTGAACAGGTCGCCCTGCTCCGCACCCTTAATATACAGGGAGTCCTGCTTGTTAAGCTGTGGCGACAGTGCCTGAAGAATCCGCAGAAACGGAATCTGCATCTCGTCGGAACCGATCTTCTCAAGACCAGCGCCCGCGTTCTCTTCAAACATGTCCATAAGATCCGCCGGAGCGACGGAGGTGGTGGTGGCTTCTGCTATTGCTGTTTTGCTCATTGGTTTACCCCTTTTTAATCACAGCACGATTGCCGACGTAAACGCCGAAAACGTCATAGTCGAGTTCTTGATTAGACTCGACACGATTCTTCACCCAAGACCTGAGAGTCATAGGATGAATGTGTGTCTTTTGGTTTGGCTCGAGACCTTGGTTTCGAAGATCATCGATCACGGCCCCCGCTACATTGTCCTGACCCATACCGAAGGTGACCACGACATCGTTCTTAATGATGTCTCCCTCACCAATAGATCGCAAAAAGCCAAAGGCTTCTGCTTTACGATCATCAGGGATTCGGGCTGACACATACTTATCGACCGAGACCTTGTTGCCATCGACAGTCAAGCTCTCAACGCCAAGCTCCTCCATCAGCGACGGGATGTCTTCCTCGTCGATGGTGCGCTTCTTGGCTTTCAGGTCTTTGAGATATTGTTCCGTCTGCTTGATCTCATCGTCAGTCTGTTGCGACTGACGGATCAGACGGGAGAGGCGGGTAGTCCCCTCTTCGCTAACTTGGTCAAACGCCTTGGCGCTAGCAGCCTCTTCTTCGAATAGCGAGAATACATCGCTCATCGTTCACTCTCCTTGTTACAAGTTTAACCCCTTCGGGTGTGCAGTCGGTTTTATTTATCAGTTGCGATCGTGTCAACCATTTTTATCTTCTCTAGGTATTCGCCGAACTTTTCACTGTCGCCGTGCCCCCTAAAGGTTGCATTGTATTCCCGTACAATATGTGACATCTGGCCTCCTATCGTACGCCCTTCGATGCCCGCAATATGCTTCAGGACTTTATGCACTTGATTTGGAACCGCTACTGACTTGTACCGCGTATTGTCCATGTTATCTCCTTGTGGATCACGCTATGTTGTGCAACCCTAACACACCGGGCTGGGATTAAAAAGGATTCTTTATGACAATCGACTACCGAATCAAGGATGGCAAGCGGTGCGAATTGCTTGCCGCTGACTGGCTTATATCGCAGGGTTGTCATGTATTCACTCACGTTATGGAACAGGGTCCGGTCGATATCGTAGCGTTATCACCCAACGATGAATGGCTGTTCTTTGACGTAAAAAAAGCAGGTCGTCGAAAAGACGGTTCAATAGTAAACCGAACCTTGACAGACAAACAAAAGAAGCTCGGTATCCGACTTCTATATGTCGATCTTGATACGGGACAGTGTCATCTGTACCCCCATCAATTCAAACCTGGCCCCACATCGGAACAAAACGCCGGCAACCGGCAGTTCAAAGGTGTTAAACCTCAAGCCACTTCCTCACTTCTTCTCCCAAGGTCACCCCCGCCAGATCAATCTTGTCCTTGAGTGCCTTAACGATATTGATGTCAATAGTCTTAGGCACAACAAGATCCACATACAAAACACTGTGGTTCTGCCCGATCCGGTGGCACCGATCTTCTGACTGCCACCTCGTCGCAAGGTTATAATCGTTGGCGTAATAGATCACGTTCGTTGCAGCAGTCAGCGTTAACCCAAAACCAGCGGTCTGTGGATTGCCTACAAAGAAACGTGCTTCACCCGTTTGAAAATCACGAATCGCATCTTGCCGTTCCTGATCTGTGGTGTCGCCGAAATAACTGACCACGGACGCCGGTCCATGGACTTTTTTCAACTCACGAACAATTTGTTTTATGTCGTATCGGAAGCGTGACCAGATGATGACCTTACCTGTCATCTCATCGATGGTGTCTAGCATCGCTTGTATGCGATTGCTTTTTACCTCAACCAGTTCTCCATCATCTGTCATAAGATGTCCGCATAGAACCTGCTGCATACGAAGCAGCTTTGTCATCACCTCCGGCGCCGTCACCATCTCACCTCCTTCGAGCAGTGCTATAGCAGCGCCCTTCAAAGTGCTGTAGTGCCGTGCTTGATCGTCTGTCATCGCGACTTCACGGGTTGTGTATATTTTATCAGGTAAGTCGAGTGCGTCTTCTTTCGTCACCCTGTACGAAAACGTACCTAGCTTGTCTGTTAACTCCGGTAGGTTGCGGTAGCCAATAATTTCAGTGAACGAATGATTACCCATGCGCTGTGTGCGCGTCATCGCATACCGGTGTTGAAACGACCAATAGCTTTTGAACCCAAGAAGATCCGCGTTAAGAAAGGCGCACTGCGCGTACAAATCCATAGGAGATTTGGTGACAGGAGACCCTGTCAGGATTCTTTTATATGCAGCTTTTTTGCCGAAGAGGACCAGCGTCTTAGTGCGTTTGGCTTTGGGATTCTTGATTGTAGTGGACTCATCAAGGCCAAGTAGGAAACTGCTGCTCTGTGTGAACGCACCCACAAATGCGGGCAGCTTCTTTGTCGCGAACCCTTCCACGTTTGCCAGAAGGATGCGCAGGACACCACGCTCTTGTATGGAGTCGCGCAACTTACGCGCCTGAGACTTGTTGGGATTCGGATTCCATACATAAACCTTGTGCGGAACGTCCTCGGGGAAATGTATGGGAATCTCCGCCGTCTCCCAGTTGCGGTAAACACCTTTCGGCGCAACAATAACCGCAGTGTCAATGCGGCCCTGCTCGTAGAGCCAGACCAGGTTGTCAATAAGCACCTTCGATTTGCCACAGCCCATCTCCATAAAGTAGGCATAGTTGCGCTTGTCATACGAACGCTTGAGTGCTTCAAGCTGGTGAGCGTACGGCTCTGTTTTGAAATTGAACATTCATATCCACCCCAATGCCGAAGACGCATATGTTATATTATTGTTGTCTCTCGGCCTGTATTTATTCTCTGGCTGGCAGGCTCGAGGATCATCCTCGAACCGCTGACCGTCGTACAATTCCTCCACCTCATCGGGAAACAAGAAAGGACCATGATAGCCTGTGACCCTGCTCCCGTAAGGCAGTCGAATCCAATTCTCCAGTCTAGCCAACTGGGGGATCGTCTTCTCCGGTATCCCACTCAGGGACGAAATAGAAAACGGTGGGTGATTCATCTCCCACATCCTCTTCGCCACCAGCACAGCTAGATGCGGATGATGTGGGAAACTTGACGACGTTATCGTCAGGTTCAGGGTGTACTTCAGGACTGTTGAGCAAGCCTGTTGATCTTTTTCCATCTTTACTCATCCTCTAAACCTCCCGTCATAATCCCAAAACGAGCGGCTTCCATGTACCATAGAACTTCTGCTGGGTCAGGGACAGTTGTAATCATCTGCACCTGACCTTCTTTGTTCTCACCTATGATAACCACATCCTTAAATGTTTGGCCCGCAGCATCACACACAAATGACACAGGGTCGGTTGACTTTGTTATTTTCTTAATTGGAAACGAAACTACATTGTCACTCATGTTAAGCACTCTCCTTGACAACAATCGTCGATCACGCTGCCACATGCAGCGCACTGGTAGTGCCCATGTACTTCAATCTTACCGGTACGTCCACATCGCGGGCAGCGATCTTGAACATTGTCCACCATAGATTTATGGATATCCGTCAGAAGTTTGTCACGCTTGTCAGGCACTACATGATGCCTGCGAATTCCATGCCAGTTGGGGTCACGTTGTTTCATGTCTGTTCCTTATCAGCGGTACGGCAAACAATGTTGATAACCACCGGTTCTGTAGACTCTAACGTCATCGCTCGGAACATACTCTCTTCGTTGCGGTAAGACCACGCTTCGCAGATAGCCAGACTTTTAAAACGCTCATCACTTTGACGCATGTAGCATTTGTTTACCGGCAGTCCATTCACGTCCGCCGCAAAGCAGACAGCTATTATCGCAACAAACATATCACCCTCTCAGAACCCGTTGCCATGCTTCCATGACCTCATCTGCTCGTCCCGGCCCATAATCATCAGGCCACTCGGCGATCTTGTCTAGCATCTCATCGACGCACCACTCGATCACCTGAACCGCAGTAGCCCATTCCATCTGCGGAGCCTTGCCCGCAATATCCTGCTCAGTCGCCATTAGTAATGTCTCCTTTGCCATTCAAGTCTCCTGTTAAAAAGGGGTATTCCATAGATTTACCGTATCTACTCTGCCTCAAAAACATCCTAAAAAAGGCAGGGGGCGGCACGGCTTTTATAAATAGTTGCACCCGATGCATAAGCCTCGCGGGCGGGTGCAAAAACAACATCTATGGCCTTGAGGACGCTACCCTTGTCGCCCTGTGAGGAGATGCCACCCCTCCCGCTTATTCCAACGCACCAGCTTTCATAGCCAGCGATTCTTCATCCTCGGTCCACGATTCATTGTTCATGGATATTTCTAGATCACAATTTGAACAACGCACCGGCCAATAAATCTGGTTAAGCTCAGGTAGTGCTGTGTCACATTTAGGGCACCGCCCCAACGACAGCCGCCGTTCAAATGTCCCGTCTCCTGGGTCAATCAATGCTGCGTTCCTTCTTCTTCATCCAAGTTCTCAACCACAGCTTGGTTCGCGCTTTGTAGCGCAGCAGACAATACTTCATTATAGAATAATGGATTGTAGCGGTTGTTGGCCAGCAAAAGAGTTGCCCCCGCAGTCATCAATACATATGCAATCAGATCTGGATCAATATCCCGCTTTGCGAATCGATCCATCATTGCGTTTACCGCTTTTGAAACGATCACCATTTCGGCACCGGAACCCACTTTTGGTTGTTTGTCTTCCATTATTTTTTCTCCTCAACGCCCCAGTTTTCAACCCTAATGCAAAGCGCTTCCTGATTAATAGGCATGTTTTCCCAAAATGTTTGAGTCGATGCCACATGACACTCTGCCATAGTATCGTAGCCGCCCAGAGACTTGGTGTCGAACTCATCGACACCAAACCCTGTGACCAGCAACAGAACCCAGACGGTCTTCATTGGTAGTCTTCTGGAAAAACGATAGCTTGCAACCGCCATCCAAACGAGTTTTTCGGCAGCTTGCCCATGTCAACCAGCGAATCATAGATATAATCCACCAAAGCAGCCTGCGTTTGTGCAGGGAGTCCATAACTCATGTCGATGAACATTTCACCTTGTGTGCCGTATTCAACCTCGTCAGGCACACCACCGATTTGCACGACCTTCATTCTTCGTCCTCCTCTTTCACATCCTCGGCAAAGACATAGTCCGCCCAGTATGCGCCGACTGTCTGCGGCGGCTTGAAATCAAACTCGGAATGCAGTGTGTGGATGATTGCATCCATCTTCCGCAGATCAGACAGCCACATGTCGTTGCATTCCTCGACCGTGTTCTTGATATCCTTCAGATCGTTGTGGATCTTCAGCATGGTCTGACGCATTTCGCGCGTCACTCGCTTGTCATATATACTCACCTAAAATCTCCCTTCTATAGGTTTCGTCTTCACAGGCACACTCGTCGCAACGAATGTCCCCAAAATAGCTGGTATGTTCCCAGCATCTCTCACCGCATTGGTCGCACTCGACGCCTTCATAGTCATCCATGACGCTTCCAATCCTCGTTGTCTCTGGTCTTCCGCTTGTGGCAGTTAGCGCACAGTGCTTGGAACTTGGTACACGGATCACGGTTGCTTTTTACCATCCGATTCACCTCGTTGAAATTATGCTGCCCGTTCTTCTTCACCTCGGAATCCTTGTCCCTTTGCAAGATGTGGTCGATCTCCAGCACGACAGGGTCAGACTCGCCGCAACGAGCACATGCCCCGCCCAGTGCTATAATCGCATCCTTTCTCCGCTTCGCCCTCGATCTCCGATTAGAATCGAGGCACATACTCCACTCCTCTCCTGTGTAACTGCTTGACGTACATGTACTGTCGCCAAGCCGCATCGATTTCATCCTGCGGTGCCTCGTCAAAACACAGATCACCGAACTCGCGCATGAGCCGACGAACCTCGTCGGCCACATGCATCAGTCTGGGATCAGTGGAAGGGGCTGACATCAATCCTCCTTACCGCGTAGTCACGGAACATGTTCAAGATGAC